ATTGAAATGCGCAACTTCGCCTGATAACGTCGCAGGGATGACTCGACGCCAATCGGGGAACTTGCCGTCGACTAATGTATTGCTGACGGATGTTAGGCCAGTTATCTTGTACGTTGTATTGTGCTTGATCATAACGCCAGGCCGATCGGGATCAGGTGTTGGCGCGGGTTCGTTGATTTCGATCGTGATCGGCAGCGCGTGTTTGCCTGCCTTCATGGGTTTAACTGCTTCAAGATCAGCGCGATTGATAATGTACTCGCCTGTCAATTTGTTTTCAACGTCAGCCTCAGGCACGGCAATTGACATGAGCATGTGTCCGTCCGTTGCGACCAACGCAACGCGATCGCGCGTCGCATCAATTGCAATGCTGTTGAGGTAGTAGCGCAGATCGTTTTTAGCTGCGAAGACTAATAAGGCTTTAATGATCGAATGGTCGACGGTAATTTTCATGATTGGCAATCCCCTTTTGTTTGTTTGGACCTTCAGTGTAAGACATTGTTTTGTAGATTGCAAGTTATGGGTCGAATTGGCAATTAAATTTTATAGCGATGGCAATGGAAAAAGGGAGAATTGCCAATTGGCGCGGCTTGTAAGCGTCTGATTCGATGAGGGAAAAAGGGCTATTGGCAAAATTGTCATCGTTTTTTCAAAAAAAAGAGGGGGGGTGATATGTGTTGGTCTGCGCTGACTTAAAAAGGCTGACAATTTTGCCAATATTGCCAAGGTTTTGGCCCCGATGAGGGACGCCACAACACCGCGCCAAACCTCTCTTTGACGGTTTTCTCTCCAATCATTGGCAATCTTGGCAATGGCAAACGAATTGCCAATATTGCCAATCAACTAACCGGATTGGCAATCTTGGCAATGGCAAAACCAATTGCCAATCTTGCCAAAACTGCCAATGATCCGACCGCTCGACCGCTCGACCGCTCGACCGCTCGACCGCTCGACCGCTCGACCACGCCGACCCCGATCGACCACGCACCAGGCACGCGCTGCCAGGCATGGATCGTTATGCCGATCAGATCGGGCATCGTTCTGTTTGCTAGATCGCTTTTTGCAGTTGGCTTTTTGCTGGCAAAGCCCCCCCCAGGGCCGACGGCCTGGCCGGTCAGGGCCGGTGGGTCCACAAGAAATTTTTTTATTTTTACTCGCCCAACAGCCCACTAAGTTAAAAATTTTTTTTATTTTTAATAGCCTAACAGCAAGCCTGTATACAAAAGTATTAGAATGTCTTACGCTCGCGTTGTAGCGACGTTAGGTCATCTTGGTAAAATTGGCACATGTTTAAAAGTCTTCCTCTTACAACGCGTGAGATCAAAGCGACCGAAGCGGTACTGGAGCGCATATACGACGCTGCGTATCTAGGTTTGAAAGAAGATTCGTTGGCGTTAGCAGCAGGGTTGTTACCTGTAGAGTACCGGCTCTTGAAACAGCATGACAAACTTGCCGAGATTGCCGAACTCAAGGGACGCGCTGATAGTGAGCGTGAGCACAGCCAGCACATGTTAAACGCTGCGCGGAATGGCGACGCTAAGGCAGCGCTAGAGATACTGAAGCACACGCATGGTTGGGTCGCCAAGCAAGCCGTTAGTATTGAGGTCGATCAGCGCATTAGTGTGATTGACGCGCTACGTGCTGCGGAGACGCGTGTGGATGAAGGTAAAGTGATTGATGTAACGCCAAGTGAAAAGCTAACCCATGCAAAAGCCGATATACAGTCCGGAAGACGAGCAACTGCTGATGACGCGGTTGTGGTCCCCCGCGATTAAAGACGACCCTGAAGCGTTCGTATTGTTTGCGTTTCCGTGGGGTACTCAAGGTACACCTCTTGAACATCATAGAGGGCCAAGGAAATGGCAACGCGATGTACTGAGAGAAATTAAGCAGCATATCCAAAAGAATAAGACAGTCACCGCGTTTGAAGTTTTTAAGATGGCTGTTTCATCGGGCCGTGGTATTGGTAAGTCGGCGTTGGTGAGCTGGATTGTGCTTTGGATGATTACGACTAGGATAGGTTCTTCGGTCATAGTGTCAGCCAACTCAGAAGCCCAGTTAAGGTCTATCACATGGGCTGAAATAACTAAGTGGCTTGCTATGATGATTAACAGCCATTGGTGGGAAATATCAGCTACTCGAATCACACCTGCAAAATGGTTAACAGAATTAGTAGAACGCGACCTTAAAAAAGGTACAAGATATTGGGGCGCAGAAGGCCGTCTATGGTCGGAAGAGAATCCAGATTCTTACGCTGGCTTACATAATTCAGATGGTGTTTTATTAATTTTTGATGAAGCATCAGGCATCCCCGATGCTATTTGGGATGTAGCTCAAGGCTTTTTTACTGAAAATACACCCCACCGATTTTGGGCTGCGTTCAGTAACCCGCGCCGCAACACAGGGTACTTCTTTGAGTGCTTCCACGCCAAGCGTGACTTTTGGACAACGCGTCAGGTGGACGCAAGGACGGTCGAGGACACTGACAAGCAGGTCTATAGGCAGATCATCGAGGAGTACGGCGAGGACTCAAGCCAAGCGAAGGTGGAGGTGTACGGTGAGTTTCCGTCCAGTGGCGACGATCAGTTCATCACATCAAGCGCTGTAGCGGACGCAGCCGCACGGCCACGGTACAAGGACGAGACAGCGCCAATCGTTATTGGTGTGGACCCAGCGCGGGGCGGTGCGGACTCGACAGTGATCGTGGTCAGGCAAGGACGCGACCTGACAGCGATCCATCGCTACCACGGCGAGGATACGATGACGATCGTAGGGCGCGTGATCGACGCAATCGAGCAGTACAAGCCAACGCTCGTGGTGCTCGATGAGGGCGGGCTAGGGTACGGTATCTTAGATAGGCTGCACGAGCAGCGCTACAAGGTCGTGCGAGGGGTGAACTTTGGGTGGAAGGCGAAGAACCCTATTATGTATGGTAATAAGCGAGCCGAGTTGTGGGGGCTGATGAAGGAGTGGCTTAAAACGGCGTCAATCCCTAACGACAGAGCGCTCAAGTCTGATCTAGTTGGGCCTACCATAAAACCTAATTCGTCGGGTACAATTTTCCTAGAAGGCAAAAAGGAAATGAAAGCCAGAGGGTTAGCATCGCCCGACGCTGCTGACGCGCTGGCGGTGACGTTTGCATTTCCGGTCGCGCACAGGCAGTATGTTGAAAAGCGAACAAATCGTGCGTATAACGCCAACGGTGTAACGACATCTTGGATGGGTGCTTGATGGCAAAGAAAGGCGTGTCACTATCAGTCGGACGCGGTGAGAAGCTACCCGTATCTAAGGGTGCGGGGCTGACGGCTAAGGGTCGTGAGAAGTATAACCGCGAGACAGGTAGTAACTTAAAGGCACCAGCACCTAATCCTAAGACTGAAGCAGACAAGGGGCGTAAGGCATCCTTTTGCGCTAGAATGGGCGCGGTAGCCGCTAAAGCTAAAGACGGTGAACGCGCTAAAGCATCACTTAAACGATGGAAGTGTTAATCATGGCTACTAAACCAGGTCTTTATGCTGCAATTCATGCTAAACGCGAACGCATTGCTGCGGGGTCTGGCGAGAAGATGCGTAAGCCTGGTAGTAAAGGTGCGCCGACGGCTAAGGACTTTCGTGAGTCGGCAAAGACCGCTAAAAAACCTATGAAAGGTAAATGATGCCACTTGTTAAATCAACCAGCAAAGACGCCTTCCGTAAAAACATCAAGGCTGAAGTTGAAGCAGGCAAGCCCGTCAAGCAAGCAGTGGCAATTGCCTACTCAGTAAAGCGTGAAGCGGCGAAAAAAGCAAGCCCTAAACCTATGGCAAAGAAAAAGTAATGGCAACGCTTAAGCAAGACCCTACAGGTATTGAAGGCGCGGGCAAGGTATCGGCTCGCGGCGGTCCTGACCAGAAGGATCATCGAGATACGTTGCAACTGATGCGCGACCGGCTACGGCAAGCGATTGGTGCGTACTCGGAGAGCCGTGAAGACGAGCTTGATGATCTACGCTTTATGGCCGGTTCGCCAGACAACCAGTGGCAGTGGCCGCAAGATGTATTGGCAACGCGTGGGTCGGTGCAAGGGCAGACAGTCAACGCAAGACCTTGCCTGACTATTAATAAGCTACCGCAGCATGTAAGACAAGTAACTAACGAGCAGCGCCAGAACCGGCCAAGCGGCAAGGTCATACCTGTTAACGATCAAGCCGACGTTGAGGTTGCCGAGGTGCTCGATGGCATCGTGCGGCACATTGAGTACATGTCAGACGCTGACGTGGCCTACGACACGGCGTGCGAGAACCAAGTCACTTACGGTGAGGGTTACATTCGTATTCTGACGGAGTATTGCTACGAAGACAGCTTTGATCAAGACATCAAGATCGCTCGCGTACGCAATAGCTTTAGCGTCTACATGGACCCATTAATCCAAGACCCATGCGGAGCAGATGCTGAGTGGTGCTTTATTACTGAGGATTTGCTGAAAGAAGACTACCAGCGCATGTACCCCAACGCTGCGCCGCTGTCTTCAATCATGGCGCAAGGTATTGGCGACCAAGATATAAGCCAGTGGATTACGGAAGATACGATCCGTATTGCAGAGTATTTTTATATCGCGCACAAACAAGAGACGCTTTATTTGTACCCAGGCAATCAGTCAGTCTTCAAGGGGTCTATGGAAGACGATCAACTGCGGGCTATGGGGCTTAGACCCATACGCGAGCGCCGTGTAGATCGCAAGAAAGTCATGTGGATGAAAACCAACGGCTTTGAGGTGCTTGAAGAGCGCGAATGGGCGGGTAATTGGATTCCGGTTGTGCGCGTGGTAGGTAATGAGTTTCAAGTTGATGGCCGCATCTTTATTTCAGGTATCGTACGCAACGCTAAAGAT